CGGTTGTATTCCAATCAGGCTCATTTGTAGCAGAATATCCAGCATTTTTCGCAACTGCGATAAATCCAGCTGCCATATTCGGGCTTCTTACTATATGCCCTGCCTGATATTCCGTCTCTGGCTGCCACAGTCCATCAACTAGACAAGCAACTGTGTTATGTTCATTTTTCATAAACGCCTGTAGTTCATCTTGTGTTGTCGGCGTAGCAGATCCTTCATACATAAAATATTTACCAATATCTTTTATAAATTTAGGAATTTGCACTACATAAACCCTCCATTAGATCCGTTTTATTTAATATTTCATTGATTTCTTTTATATCATTAGATGCTTCAATGAAATTATATAGATTTCTTAATTCTTTTCTATATTGCTTAAAGACCTCATAATCCTTTTCTGATAATTCTCCGTCAACATACTTCAAACACTTATAATCAGATTTTTTTAATAAAGCTTCTATTTCTAATAAAGTCTGTTTTTTATATAACTTAAACGCTTTCTGTTTTATCTCTTCTTCTACTTTTGCTATATTAACGGTATCAGCAAACACAAATGTACCATCTGCTAGTTGGACAATACCTCTTTCCGTTAGGGTATATTGCTCAAGAATAAAGCTTGGTACGATTTCATTTGCAGCATATTCTACAAAGTCAATAATACTGCCATCTTTATTTTGTCTGTAATAGATCATTATTTCGTTCCTCCTTACGTTGACGACAGAGCGGGAACAAAGAAAATATTATGATTCATAGCGTATGTGAATTTAACAACAGCTCCTTTTCTAACAGGAACATTGGTAAGTACACTTGCTTCCATACCTAAATTACTGGCTGTTTCTGCATATACATTATCTACTACTAGCAGCATCCATGCTCCTCCTGCTGTTGAAACACTTTCAGTATAAATATATCCATCGGCAGGAGCTATGTAAGTTTGCCCTGATGCCGTTATATTGATTTGGACACGTGTGTTAGATGGCATACTTAAATAATTATTATCAGCTTTGTTATTTTCCAAAAGCGTTAATCTTTCTTCCACCATTGTATTTTCCATAGAAACATACTCTAAATTACTCCAAAGATTTTCTCCATCGCCAACCTTGATTCTTGCAATGCCACGTTCTATTTCTATTCCTATTTCTCCACGAGCTAATACAGGATTAGCCAAGCGCCAATTTTCTTTAGTATCATAACGGTGTTCTATAACACCAGTATCATCACGAATCATTAAATCACCTCACGTTTAAATCCCTGCCAAATAATATCAGCGTTCACCTCTATCGGCGTTTTTGTAAAAGCAGCATCTTTATTAATCTTATAAAACCTAATCTTACAAGGTACTTTCGACACTACTTCCATCTCATATTGACCCACTATATTTGTCTGCACCGAATCACAGCTTACCGAAGTTGTATAATAATATGGTGTTTTGATAGGCAATGTCAGCCCTTCTGCTGGCACAATTATATTACTAAAAACTTCCATTCTGTCGGGAACATCTACTATAACATTCAATTTATTTATCTCTGCTACCTTATCTTTATCAGGAGTAGAGTTAACTTCTAAATGCAATGAGTCTGTCGAATTAATAACAATTTTCCCAGTATAAGGTTTGAATATTCCTGTAAAATGCCAACAAGAATTTATAGAATTTTTCCAATAAACATTATTTGCACCTGACCAAGCTAAAGCCCCTGAGCCCAAACAATATTTCACAGTAGACGGAGAATTAAGCACATATTCAAGCCATAGCTGCCCTGTTGCCAATGGTTGAAGATGAGCCGTAAGCAATAAGTCGTCATTAATCGACCTACCTTTTAGCACCCCATTTTCCACAACACCATCATGTTCAACATTCTCCCAACCATCTTCTGACATATCTACCTTCCAAAGAACATTCTCTTCCAAAGGATCTCCAAGATTCACTATAGCAAATGAAGCATTTACACTCTCGTTGCCTCCATTATCCACTGCCTTAATCATAACTGTATGTACACCCTGACGCAAAGCCTGTGTCTCAAAAGGCTGTAGAGTAATAACGCCACTGTGTAGCTCAAAAGCTGTTTCCCATTGTGGATTATTTCCCTGCGTATATTTTAATTTAAATCCTGCGATATCATTGACTTTTGGATATTCAAAATTCCACCAAAACCGCCTTGTCCCATCTGGCAGGACTTCTGAATCCAGTAAACTCACATCTGGTGGAGGATCATCTTTCCCTGTGATTTCTATTGTTCCTATTGTTGGCGAACCTTTGATGCCATCTCTGCTAACAGCTTGTACCGATACCCAATATTTAGTTTTCTGTAATCCAGTCAAAGTAATATTATTATCAAATGTCGAAGAATACGTTTTATAATTTTCTCCGTCTGTCGATAAAGCTACAGAATAATGATCTAAATAAGTATAAACGATATTATCCCAAGAAATATCCATACCAACTTGTAATATACCTTCAGCACTTGTCCAGCTACTTTCTTCTATCTTTAAACCAGTAACAGCAGGTGGAGTTGTTGTATATGGAGGATTACTATTTGTATAATCAGGGATAACTATTTGTGCACCCAAAGCATCATTATAAATAGAGGCATTATATTGTCTACAAGTCAACTGATATATTCCTGAATTTGTTTCATTTATTTCTGTAATTCTAAAAGGCATTTTTGTAAAAATACCCCCATAGGTGACATTGATAACGTCCCCACACTCTAAACTCATTCCCTGCGTAGCCACGCTAAAGGAAATTGTAATACCACAGGTTTTATTTAAATCCCGATACAACCTAGCAACACGCAAGGCCTGATTTTGAGAAGTGCATCCAGCAAGAGTAATACTTTTTTCAATAATACGTCCGTCTCGTTCAATCTGATCTTCCAAATCTTCAACAACAACTTTTACTTCCGTCCAATTTTGAGATGGATCAAAGTATCCAACTTTATACCGATTAGGCGTTTCTTCCAACGACATCTGAGCAATAGACATACTATCTTTAATAATTGTATCATCATCAAAATCGTAACAAGGGACTTCTGCTTTCTCTGCTTTAAGTGCTATTTGCCTGTTGATGGTTAAAAATAAACCACCAACCGCCAGCATGGAACTCAACTGTTCGATTGGGGTTTTCTGTGAATCTAAAACTATGTTAAGCTTCCATCTGGGAACTTTTTGTTTTTTACCGTCTACATCAAGATATTCAATCTCTTCATCACAATATGCCGCAACATCTTTAAAGCTGTCATCGTCAATCATATCTTCAGAAATCCAATGACCTGTGCCATATCTCTTATTTATTAACAAATCTCTAATAATCCATGCAGGGTTTTCACTATACTCTTCAACCCAAGTAGATCCATTCCAAACCTTTACCAGTTTACCTTGCACAATGCCGTTTACAGTTGGATTCCCTCCTGATAGACGGCCACTAGCAACCAAATCAGCCCGAATCCAAGCAGTATTTGAATACCCACCAACATCATTGAAATTATCTGGGGTTACGCAATCATTAAAAGTAAATGTTCCAATACGATAGCCCCTGTTATCCAAAACAACTTTGTTGTTCCTTGTAGGGTCTGACGGATCACAGTAACATCCAACTGGTTCAGATTTATTAAATTGCATAGAATTAGCATTAATCCCTTTACTCGTCCTATCGTCAACCGCACCATCAATTTTCCATCCATTGCCACATTCATTTCTAATTTTTTCGATGACTGTCGTTAATAATGCTGATTGCTGATCCTGGCTTTCTACATCTTTCAAAACGTATTCATTTGTTTTTCCACCAGCTCTAAGATATAAGGTATTTCCCCTTCGATATACCACTGCATCCTCATGCTGGATATTATAAATACTGATATTAGTATCATTCTTTATAAGTTCTTCATTAGCACAGACGTTGTAAACACCCTTAATACCACCCTCACAAACAATTACATCCTTTTGTAGATATCTTTCTCCGTTATAGGGATTATGCCATACTTGCAAACCGCCCCATTTTCTAGTACCATAGATTACAGGAATAATAGCGTCTTGAGAGATGTCGTTGGTTGTAGTATCAAACTTGCTATAATCATCTTGACTATAATCACTGTCCATGTCTCCAAAAGCATTTGGTTTAGCCATAACAGACCACAATGTAGAAGCTATTGACATGCCGTACATACCGCCTGCCCAAACACCAACGTTCGACCCAAACATAGCAGGATTAGCGTATCCTATTGCAAATCCAGCAGCCATAAACAATAATTTACCTGTTTTTTTACCTTTACCCAATATTTCACCTACTTTCCTTTAGGAGTTGACTTTATATGAAAAAACTTTTTATTTTCTTCCTTTTGCTTTTATTGGCTTGTAAGCCTGCTCTTGCTGAAGAGCGTAAAATTTATTGTGAAATAGAATCCAAAAATTCAGTCACCTATTATGTAAAAAGTCTCAATTCTGGATGGGGTTTTAAGTTTTATAAGTATTTTGTCAAGTATGTTGATAATAATGGAAATAGTCAATATTGGATCAGAATAAGCGAAAACAACCTTGATCGGTTTATGTATTATCTTGGGCTAAATGTTGGAGACAAAAATTTTGAGCTATTACAGATAACATCTCCCACTTATTCCCAAATCTATTCAACAACAGGAACACCCGCACAAGCATCCGAATCACTCTTTGCTATTTATGAAGTCCCTCAAAATGTAATCAACGAAATAAAAACAGCAAAAACCCCCATAACGCTTATTCTTAACAAGCAGAACAGACAAGGTATAAACTTAAATTCAGACATTGAGTTCACGCAAGCTATTCAAAAAATTATTTCTCTTGAATATTCAGATAAAGATGATTATTGGCAACCCAATATAAAAAAATAAGACATACCATTATTTGACCATACCAAAGCCAGTTCTTAACAAATGTAAACAAGTTATTGCTATGGAATAGCAAAAGAGAGCCTAATGGCTCTCTTTTTTTATTTCTTTCCTGTAATTATGTATTATACCTTTATTTTTTCAGTTATTTTAAATGTATTTGATTGACACCTTTATTTACTAAAGGCATAAAAAATTAATTTTTTACCCTAATCTAAATTCTTTCGGAACTGCTAAAAATCCACTATAATTTTTTCTGTTTCCATACTTATCACACATTTCAGGAGTCTTATCACAATTTCTTTGTAAAATAGCTGTTTCTAAAATATCTCCTAAAAATGGATATTGAGTTAATACATAACACACGCCATCTTCAACAGTATTGTCTTTTATAAGTTTCGTTTCGTAACCGATCGTAATAAGGCCATTCTTATAGAAACCAGCTTCAATATCTTCTTCATTCAATTTTATTTTATTTGGCAAAGAGTCATTTGTATTTACAGAAACCGATCTCTTTACTTTATCCATCTTACACTGTTCGTCACCAAATTGGGCATTACAAAAATACTGTGTAATTCTACAAGGAATTTTATTGTTTGGAAACGATGCTTTTACAGTAACAGTAAACTCTCCATTACTATAACTTGGCGTATCCAAATAACCATAAAACATTGTCATTACTGCATTATCATCCTCTAAACTCTCTGGGTACTGAATTCTTAAAATCTCAACATACCGACCTCTAAAATCAAAGCCTTGTAATAATGCAGATACTTTGCTGTTATCTGTATCGGCTATTTTCAATTCCACGTTGTCGATCTTGGCATCAACTGTTGATTTTATCGTGCCTCTCTGAATAGGGACAGGATAATATTCATTACCAGCAAAAGTTATAATCTCGTCACAATTACATATCCGAATAATTCCTGTTTTAAGGTGTAAGACATAAAGTTCAATAAAAAAAGAGCTTGCAAGCTCTTTAGCCCTCTCCATACTTACAGGCAGAATTTTCATAAATTAACCACCCTCAATGTCAGCTCAACCGAAATCTTGCCAATGATACGTCCACGTTCATCAAATCCCCAGGTATCAGTAGGCGCGTAGTCGCTTGTAAACTGACATACATATTGTTTGCCATTGTAGTTAAAATAAAATCTACCAGACTTTCTATGTTCTAAATAAAACTCTTCTATTTTAGACATTTCAGAAGCTATATTTTCAAAAGTAACTTGAAATGTAATTATAGGATTAATGCCTACCTGCTGTACTTGAAATGAACCTGATTCAAATTCAACTGTTCTATCAAGATACCTAATGTTTCTTTTTACATCACCTTTAGGTGTAAAGCTAAATGTTTTCAATCAAACACCTTCTTTCTATATCCGCACCTAAAAAATATATTGTTTTGTCTAATTCTAACTATCATAGACTTCTCACATGATTGTAGAATAGTTAAAACTTTATGCTCTCCAACATAAACCCCTGTATGACCCTCTCCATTGATTTCATATAAAACAATATCTCCATATTCCATTGAGTCTACATCTTTAACTCTATGAAAATACTTATTCATAAACCTTGCTAGGCGATAGGGTTCTGTTAAAAACCAGTCTTTAGTAATTTCTCTGCCATCACGCCACTCAAAATTTATACCATGTTCTTTATAGAATAATTGACATAAACCAATACAATCAACACCGTCATAATTAGTTCCAAGAAATTTATATGGGAGACCAACAAATTTGCTTAAATCTTGTTTCTCCATATTTTTCTCCTATAAATGAAAAAGACGCTCAATAGAGCGTCTTTTGGTTTAATTACTTGTAATTCAAAATAAATTCCTGCTGCGGGGTTAGTAGTTTACCATCATGCCAATAATCATCAATAAATTGATATTTCCATTCTCTTTTTTTTAAAACCCAAGATTCGTTTTGGTAACCATAAGTAAACCTGCTAACTAATTGGACTCCAGCACCTTTAATTTTGGCATTTTCAGCAGCAACTTTTGTAGAAAATTCTGCTTTTGCGTTCGCTCCCTTTGAATATTTATATCTAAATTGTTCCGCTGACAGATTTAATATCCCAATATATGGTGTTACGAGTGAGTTTGTTTTTCTAATATCTATACTTGCATTTAACCCGTCTATACCAAACTTTGACCAATATCCAGAAGAACTGTATTCATTAAAGGGAACCCATTTGACCTGGCTATCCCCTCTATTATGGCTTTCTTGAATCTCACTAATTATTCCATTCGTAAAAGAAGTAAAGCTGTTAACAATGTCCTGCTCACTCGCAAAACTTATAGAACATATTGTCATAGCCAGCATAACTAATACTAAGATTTTTTTAAGCATCACAACACTTCCCTTCGTATTTGATTATACTGGCGATCAAATTTTCTGTCAATTATGCTCTGCGACCCATTGCATTGTTTTTAGCCAATACCGCCATTAGTATATCTGAATTTTCATTTAGATACTCAGCAAAACTTTTGGCGTCTAATGCCATGATTTGTACATTTGTAGGTTGCTTGGCTTGTGAATCCATTGCTTTCATTGCTACTGCCGCTAATATTTCATTACTGCGTCTATCGTTAATGCTATTTACCTCTTCTCCAACCTGTAAGGTACGCAGCACTTCATCATTTTTTAAAGTAGGAACTACACCAACACGACCAGCGACAACTTCACCACCACTGTGCATTCTAGGGAAAGCAGAAGAAATAGAACCTCCTGTATGTTTCGTTTTAGGGACAGGACTGTTACTAACAAAATTATCTCCAAATTGTTGCCCTCTCACCCCATTAACAGTAGTAAAATTACCTACATTTCCTCCTAGCCCAAACATACGCATTAATGCGCCAAGCAAGCCAACTTGAACCTGCACTTTAAATAATGCAGCTAATGCTTCTTTTGCTAAATTTTTCCATAGGCTTTTCCAAATATCTTTCCAGCTATTCCCTTCAACAAGTAGTTGATTAGTTACATCAAACAAGCCTTCTCTTATGGTTTTGGTACTATCAAGACGCATTTGTCTTATCTGGACATCAATACTAGCCTGTTGCTCTAACAGTTTTCTTGCTGTTCTTTCCATTGCCTGAGCATCTTCTAAATCATTTCGTCCCTTGAATTCAATTATTTGATTTTGAACATAGGCTAAATGAGCAGTTATCGCATCACGTCTTTGTTGTAACTGTTTTAATAAAAAAACATAGCTTTCCTGATCTGCATATGGATCGTTGTATCCATCTTTGCTAAATTTAAACATTTCTGTTTGATGTTGTATTTCGTCTAACTTTTCCTGCAACATTTTGTCTGGGTTCGTAGACCTCTTCGTGTTTTGAATTTCATTATTAACGTCAACAATTTTCCCTTTTGTTTCAGCTATTTTTGTATTAAGTTCATTGATACTATTGACTATTTCAGTATATGTTTTGAGCTGCTGAAATGTCTCTCGGTTTACCTCTAAAGCCTTGAACTTTTCTTTATCAGTCATATCAACTCTATAACCAATCATCTCCGATAGCTTACTGTCATTTGCCATTCGACTATCAAGTTCAAGAACTAATTCTCTCTGGAACTGTTCTAGTTGAGCCTGATATGACTCCAATTCTTTTTTACGATCATCAAATAACTTAACTTTCGCAATAGAGTTTTTTGCTGTTATACCCTCGTTCTTTTCTGCTTGTTCAAGCTCTTTAAGAGCGGTTTCGTAATTTTTGGCGGCTGTTTTTGCATCATAGTACAAAGCATTTTTTTCTCTTTGATACCGTAGTCTCTCTGATTGTTCCGCATAATTTTTACTGCCAGAACCACCATTCTTACTGCCAGAACTATCATCATCAGAATATCCTTGAGGCGAACCACCTATATCAACATTATGCACTTCAGCTTTTGCTTTTTTTAATTTTTTCTCAGCTTCCAACATTGCATTATTTGCATCAATAAGGGCTTTCTTTTCCTTAGCTATTTTATTAGCTTGAGAATCAATCTGTTCTTGGGACGGTAAAGCCCCATTTATTTCTTCTCTCATATCGCCAGTTCTTTTTGATACAAATGAATCAAAAATATTGCCATTTTTACCTGCGTTGTCCAATACATTATTAGTTGCAACACCCATTGCCTTCATAATTTCTAACTCAGATTCGTAAAGCTTAATGCGGTTTCTAATACCATCTGCAAGAGCTTTCGTTCTATCTAATTCAGTCTGAGCTTGTACAACAGCCAACGCTTTCAATGATTTCTGTAATTTCTTTTGGGCTTCAATTTCAATATTTATAGCCTGTTGGATATCACCAGTAGCATCAAGTTTAGCTTTTGCTTCTTCACCTAAAGATAGAGTAAGGTTTTCCAGCATTATTTTCTCTTTTTCTTTTAGAGCATTAACTTCTTCAGCCGTTTTTGTACTATCAGCTTGGGATTTACGGACATTCTCTATTTCAGAAGCTTGCCGTTTTAAGTTATTAATATTTTCATCAATCTCTGAATTTTTCTTTTTGGTTGCTTCAGCTTCTCTTTGGGCATTAGCAACAGCATCATTCTGTTTAGCCGCCAAAGCATCATACAATGTATATAAAGCACTTAGTGCTGTGACGACAATACCAATATAACCAGTTGCTAATGACAATGTCCTAAATGCTGCTGCTGTAGACAATGTCCCTGTTCTAACAGAAGCTAATATTGCGCTTAAAGACGTTCCAGCGATACTTATTGCTTGGAATGAACTAACCGCAAAAGTTGATGCTATACGTAAAGCCATCAGTCCAGACTTTATTCCTAAAAATAATAATATCATGTCACCCAACCCTTGAAGCTTTTTAGGGTCAAGATATTGTAAAGCAATTATAAATTCCCTTAAATACTTTATCGTTCCGACTATATATTCATTCAAGCCAGAGTTATGTAATTCTCTAATTAAGTTCTCAACATCAGCGGTTAATCCCTTAATTTGCCTACTAATAGTCTCTGCCTGTAAGCCTACCTGTTGGTCAGCCCAACCTTCAGAGTCTTGAGAGTTCTTAATGTTCTTCAGCAACTCGTCATAATTTTTCAACAATGCCATTACATTGTTATACTGGAACTTACCACCTGACATTGCCAAAATAGTTTTAGAAACATCTTTTTCAGAAGTTTTCAATTTTTGCATTAAATCAAGAATGATATTCTCAAAATTTCTAACGTGCTTTTGTCCTTTAGTATCAAGCTCATAGACCGCAACACCTATTTTTTCAAGTTCTTTACGTCCTTTATCCGTATTCATAGATACAAGCATAGAGCGAATAGACCTACCAATTTCTCCACCAGCTCTGCCAGTAGCCGTACTCATAGTAGCAATCATACCTTGTAAAAAATCAAAACCTATACCAGCTTGATATGCTGCACCTGCACTACGCTCATTTGCTGCTGCTAAATCAGCCGCAGTTACTACAGCAGTATCAGCAAGTTTAGCCCAACTATCAACAATTTTACCAGATACAGCTTGTGCTTCATTAGCATCCTGCAATCTAATATTATACTGTTGCATTGTCGCCTCAAGTGCTTTGTTGACTTCTACAAGCTTCATATTATCGGTAATAGAAAGTTTTGTACTATTTGCAACTAAAGCCTGTACCATAGCAACATCTTTATACTGCCTTCCCCATAAACGTCCTGCCTCGGTAACTTCTTCAACAGACGCACCATAATCAGATGCAACATCAATAAACCCTTTCATTGCATTGTTCATTGTTTCTTGATTATTAGCAATATGATCAGGCATTACCTGTGCAAAGTTTACATAGTTCTGCTCATATTGAGATATCTGATTAATCAGCCCATATGTCATACTGTCAAGCCCACGTTGCGCTATGCCAGCAAACATATAAGTAAGGCGGCTACGGAATTTAGCCATAAAATAATCTAAATTATGATTTAAGTCATAAAAACCTCTGCTAGACTGAACACCAAAACTTTTCCTAAACTTCACCGACTCACGATTAAGTTTCTTATATTGTTCTGTCGCTTCTAAAAGTTTTTTAGACAATTCTATTCTTCTCGTAGCATCATTACAATTTTGTAGCTCGTGATATAAACTGGCAGCTTGACGTTCAGTAGCGGCTAAAGCTTTCTGATAATTAAAATCAGTTTCTTTTTTTGTACTGCCTACGGTTTGGGATTTTTCAGCGGCTTTCAATGCTTTTTGCCTTTCAGCTTCCAATCTCTGTTCTTCTTTAATTTGTTGGCGTTTCTGCTGAAGGATACTTTGATGGAATTTTTTAGCTTGTGCAATCTCTTTCGCATTAAGCTGTTCTCTGCGTTGTTGTAATTTTTGATAATTTAGAGAATCGCACAGTTTCTTAAATTCATTCAGATTATTAATAGCATCTTCATAATTAGCTTTCGCCGTACTAATGTCTAAAACCTTACCTTTTATTGTCTGTCCATTACTAGCAGCAATAGATTTCTCTAATTCAGCTTTTGCCTTACTAACCTCATTTTGAAAACTTTTAAATGCCTGTTTAGCATTTTTAGACTCTTCATTAATTTTCTCGGCAATGCCCAGCCCTTTTTCTGAAGAAGCCATAATATTAACTTTAGAAATTGCATCTAATTTATTTTTTAGACTGTCAACAGAACGTAATGCTTTAGTACAGTCAAGAAGCAACTGTATTCGTGCAGCTCTTTGAGCTTCAGAACTCGTACCAATATTTTCTACTGCCATTCACGCACCTCCTATTTTCCCACTGCACCAGAATCAATCAAATATTGGATTGCGTCAGCACCAGAATATGTTTTAGCATCACTATTATTCAGTTCTTCGTTATTCTTTTTGCAACCCTCTAATATATACTCCAACTGCGGAATTGACAGCTCCATCACATCACGCATCGTCATTGATGTGTTTTGAATGATAGACGCATACAGTTGGTTCCATTCTGTTACTCCATTGTCGGCATCAGATTGTTTTTTTTTAGACTGGAAATATCATAGAAAATTTCAAATACTTTTCTCGTTAATGCCAAGTCCAAGAAATCCTCAATCTCTTCTTTAGAATATTTTTCATCAAACGCTAACTTCAAAACTTCCATCATAGCGTTCCAAGCATTATCTGTATATTCAACACCTGAATTCTTGTCTTTATTAAAGTCAAAAATATTATCAACAATCGCAAGATCATTAAACATTGGTGTTAGTTGTCTTAATTTATCTTTATGTTTTAATTTTGCGGGGTAAATACTTCTCGTAATTCCATCCCTACAGGTAATATATTCACATGATGTGAAAGGATCTTTATTTAATTCGCTCATTCTTTTTCTCCTTTATAAAAAAATAATAGGAAGTGCTTTTCAGCACTCCCTTAATTAGTCAACATAACTTACAGAGTAAGATACGAATTTTTTATCAGTACGCAGCGGATCAACAGACTTAAATGTCAGTTCAGGCGCAGTTGCCTCTCCACGTGCGTAATTTAAACTCAAGCCACCTTCGCAGCGGGCTTTATAAACACGAGTCGTTAATACAGCACGCTTACCATTAGGCAATTCTGTTGGTTGGCTAGTATGACGCAATTCCACATAGCCAGGTACGGAAGTGGTTTTGACATCGACAGTAGAACCGTCAGTCACAGTATAGACATAATCTAAAACAATGGTCTTACCATCTGTAATATCAGATGTAAAATCCAATGCACCAGAAGCAGAAACGCTAAAGCCGTTTTTGCCAGAAATAGTTTCCATACGAGTTAAAGCTACTCCATCAGCTACAGCAATAACAGAATCAACATCAATACCAGTTGTAACAGCCAGCTTATTTGCGCTCGCTTTCTTAGTAATTTCCTCGTGTCCAAAAGCAAAAGCACCATCAGACACAGCCTCACCTTGAGAAGCGGCAACAATACCTAGATCAAAACAAGCATTTTTAAATTTAAAACTTGCTGATTTTTCTTTAATAAAGTTAAAAATTGGGAATAAGCCATCTCCACCAAATACGTCCTCCATAGTTGCAGATACTTCAATAGTCATATCTTGCAAAGAACCAAGTTTGGCAGTTACTTTACCATCACCAGACAGCAAATAAGCTTCACCAACCCCATATAATACTAAATTAGTAGTATCAATTTTAGGCATCTATATACACCTTCCTTTTCTCATTTTCCGTCAATTAACGGATTATAAATTAATCTATATTTGTATATGCCTGTTACCCCACTAAAATGCTGACCTTCATAATTCAACATAATCTCTGTGTGTGCACATAGTATCTGCCTAAACCTTTTAGCAATCATACCAGCATCATACATAGTGTGAGTATAAATATCGACATACAAATCACCTTTATTTGCACACCAATTATTTTTTGTTTTTTCAGCATGCATAAAATAATAAGATAAAAAAGGAGCATCTTCAGAACTAATAACGTCATCTGTCTGATACTCTCGCCTTAACTTACCATTCAATTCTTCTAAATCGGCTATATCTTTTATGCCTAACAAGCGCATAAGCTCTGCATCAGCAACACACCAATCAAAAATATCATTCAATAAATCAAAACTATAGCGCATCAAACAATCTCCTAAATTCCTATCTTAATTTCTCTACCGTTAAATAATTCTTCAAACGGCACATTTAAAACAACTTCTTCTAATATATTTTCCATTATTTTGTTTAATCGCTCCCTAATCGTTGTAACGATAACATGTTTTGGAGCAACAGGGGCATACCACACATTATATTTTTCCAAATTCACTTCATTCTTAGGTCTAGGCCTTTCAATCTTATTTCCATCCAAGTCATAATAGAAATCATCATTAACCCTAGTTATAGTTGCCATATTATATTTAAGACGCTCTTTATTAAAAACATCATCTTGAATATAGCTACTAAACGTAGGATTATTTCTATCCATAAGACTGCCAGAACCATACTCTGCAATAAGAGCTTTCTGCCCTTTACCAAAAATAGTAAGACAAATTATTTCGCCAATAACATCTATAACTTTAGCAGTCTCAGCTTTACCATACTTTTCAGCAAGATCACTTTTATAAACAGACTCTACAGTATTACATATTTCTGTAGCCTCTCTATTTATGGCTTTTAGTGCTGCATTTAGCATAGTTCGCTCTATTTCTTTTGTAGTTACGGTCATAGTTTCCTTTTGTCCTCTGATAATTGCAATGTTAGTACGTTTTTAACAGAAGAATCATCAATGCTGTCAATTTGATAATTTTTCCCGTTAATAACAAGCCTGTCTGCCAATGAAACCTCTGGAACTGTCGGCATATAAACAAGCTTAATAGTACTCTCCAAAAGACCTGCATCAAAAGTTTTCATTCGCCCATTTGTATCTTTTTGAATACAAGCAATACTATCAGCAATAAGAGTCTGCTGCTTACCAGAGATTTGATTCCCTGCATATTTATTTTTAATCCTGTAAATGTCACAAGTGCAATCACAGTACCATAAATTAGCCTGATTTGCATGATATGTCTTGCGTACCGCCATAACTAAATATTTGTCAAAGTCGTTACCAATAATCACCAAATCACCAGTATCAATAATGGTATTCTTTTCAAGCAATCCCTTAAATTTGTGCGTATGAGCAAAATCATTATTAGCTATGCCCTGCCTTGTCAGATGTATTTTTTCCATTCCTTTACTATCGCCACTTGGGGCAACAATATAGGCATCATAAGTTTGTTGTTGAAAAAAACCTAAAGCGTACATAACTTCACCTTCACTTATATTTATCAAGAATGTTCCTAATGTCCATTGTAAAAAATGAAGGATTACCCATCTCAACAGAATAGTCAAGAGTTGTCAACTTTTTGATGCCAGCAAACGAAGAAAACTGTTTTATATTTTGAGCAAGCATGGCACAAGCCACTTTTACATCTTGAGGAATATCTTCATAACCATAAGAATATCTAACTTCAATTACCCTGTTTTGCCGTCCACAACCAAACCCATAACCAATAGACGTGTCAAACGGAGAATATGGAGCACAATAAGTAAAATAACCATCGTTTTCAAGGTCTAAATCAATCTCACTCACTTCAATGTCCGTTCGAGATATTCCTAAAGGAGTTCTGACTGCCTCTGACACTTCTAAAATATCAATAACAGGATAATTTCTTAATCTGCCTCTTGATTTCTTATTAACCTTTACTGTTTCAACCGCTTCATTTTTTGTTATTGATTTTTTTAAATATCCATCTATCAATTCAGAAGCGATAATAACGTCATTTACTGTTACCCCTAATTGGGCAGTACAGTATCGAGAAATTTCAGCTTCAGAAAGATATTGGGACATCTAAATTTCTCCCATTTCTTTCAATAAAGCCGCTGTTTTCTCTGTTACCTCTGCTTTGCCATCATTAAATATAATTGTTCCGATTGGTAAAAACAAAGAATAGATCCCAGCCTGTTTCAGTTGATCTTTTAATCTTACAGTAATTCTTTTAGGTACATCTTTTCCTGCTACAGTATTTTCCAACGCAGCGGTTACACTATTCGTAGTCTTTTTCTTATTTACCATAATTTTGTCCAAATAAATTATGAGGGAGAACTAAGTCTCCCCCATGCTTAATTAAACTGTTGCAACCTCTTTAGTCAAGATTGTATGAGCATAATTTTCGCCTTTAGCTACGATAGTGTCATATTGCAAAGCCATATATTTAGTTGCCAGAGATTCGTCTTGATGACCGAATTCAAAAACTCGTACATTCTCAGAGCCGACATAGAAACGAGTAATCAAATCTTCAGTAAGAATTGCGATTCTATGTTCAACTTTACCTTCAGTGGTATTCAGTGCCATAAACGGATCTGTAACAATAGGAAGAACCCCCATACAAGTCATAATACCTTCAACTTTAATGCCAGGTACAGCTTCCACCTCATAGATTTTACGAGTATTATTGTCCTTCTCTTCTTCTTGTTCCATCATATCCTTAGTTAAAGGATTCATTACAACAACAGAAGGACGAACATCGTATTTTGTATTCGCAGCCAAACGTGCTACTTCAGAACGAACAGCAGTAGAGATTTTAACTCCATCAGCAATTTTGCCAGTCTGCTTAATCTGAGTAAATAAGCCAACATATTCATTGGTAGTTGGAGCTGCCAAATCTGTATCAGAGCCAGTCCACAGTTTAGAATCCTGTGCTGTCAACACATCTAAAACCATATCATTCAAATCATCATATTTCAGATATAAGCCATCCCCTTGTTGATCTGCTACTTCAAGATCAAAATGACCAAATTTAATACCACTGGTTACAGCTTTAATAAACGCAGCTTTCTCAACTCTGGTTGGTCCACCATAAGTCGCACTTAAATTATGTGGATCAGCAAAAGCAGCAGTAGCTTGACGTGCTGTTTGCTCAAAATATCTAGTTGGATGACCAGTTGCTCTACGTGTTTTAATACGTTGAAGCATAATGCCACGTTTCTTAGTTAAGTTTGTAATCTCTGATTCAAAAACAGGAACATGAATAAAGCCATTGCCTTTAGCATCAGCTACGGCAGCAGCGAAATCTAAAAATCTTGCACCACTCATATTAATTTATCACCTCAAATATCTTTCTTATTCTGCATTCCGATTATGGAACGCTTCCATTTTCTTTGCCATTTTTTCATCTTTGGACAAAGTAGTATCTTCGTCAATTTCAGCCAATTTTTCTTGGAACGACAAAGTTTTATCACCAGTTTTAGCAGCAAAACTATACGTTTTCGGTTTTACTTCACCAACAGGAAGCTTTTCTTTTATCTCTTTCAGCTCCGCAGTTACAGCACTAAAATCAATATTTGTCTCTTTTTGCTCCAATGCTTCAACCTTTGCTGCTAAGGCATCTACTTTTTCATTAAAAGCTGCAAAATCAATGCCGACTTTTGCAACTGCATCCAAAATTTCTTGTAATTGTTCAGGAGTCATTGTTAAACCATCACCATCTCTTTCATTTTTTTCTTTCTTCTTACTCGCCGCAAGGCTTGTGCCCTTAAATGCGGCTAAATCTTTATAAAGGATTGCCACGCCAGTATATGAGAAATCCTTAACATAAAAAAACTCGTCATCTTCTCTCGCAGAGGTGACAGCTACCTCAATAGAAAAGCCTAACGAATCTTTGGCGTTTTTAATCATGTAACAAACATCATAAAAATCTCTGCACCATAAAAAGCCTTTAATCAATACACCATCTTCTGTTATTTCAGCACTTTCAACAACACCAATTTTAAATCGGTCATCATGCCCTGTAAGAGCATATTCTGGACTAATCCAGTCATCATACCTGCAATCAACACCCATTCCAACAAATGTATTAAGTGCTTTTTCAACAGCTTCTTTCGAGAAAACAACTGGCTTGTCACTACCATATGGGACTGCATCAGAAGGTTTGTCAACGAACATACAAATGCCGCTAAACGGCATTTTATTAACATGACTGTTGACTTCTTCAAATTTTAATCCGCTAAAATTCAGTCTCATTTGACTCATTCTTTATTCTCACCACCAGTATTATTATTATTTTCGTGACGATTTTTACCAACACCGTTATATCCACCTTGAATATTATATTTCTGGTTAATAACAGCTTTAAACTCACTTTTAAGCATATCGCCATACTCATTATCAAGTTTTTGATAGCCTAACATCTGCCGAACTTCATTCAAGGTCAAAATGTCGTCATCATGTTCACCTATAAACCTTTTAGACTTAGCTGTTTTTCGACTTTCTGTATCTTCAAATTCAAACTTAAATCTTAGTTTTCCACCAAAGCCAAGCCTAGCCAGCACTTTATTGTTGAAATTTTCCTCAAACAATATAGCCAATGGTCTAATAGCTTCATCATTAATATTTTCTTTTTGTTCATCTACTGTGCTCCTATCCGTCTGAGAACCTTCATTAAATCTTTTAGGGTCAATACCAAACGTATAAGCAATGATAGTGATTAAAAAATGTTGCCATTGAAGATACAAACCATCATCATTAATTGCTGTTAATTGATGTGTTTGAATACCTTCTGATCCACCAACAATAGGGATAGTACCTGTTCCATAAATATCTTCATCGAAATATTTTCTAAATGAAGCAATCTTATTTTCATCTGTCTGTTTACCAAGATTTAATATAAACTTTGGTATGGCATTACTTGTAACCGTACCAGCATATTCCTGAGAATTAAGCAAATAATGGATAATCTTAAAAGCGGCCTCAACAGGGGAACTCCCCAACGGAGTATATGTGTAATTGTTCCTTTTTAGATACATCAAATCAGAATTTAAAAGTTCCACATACTTATTTGTTTCAGGATCACGCTGTAAATATCGCACTGTCTTAGGGTTATTATCCCAAGTCGAATTAACTTCTATCGTAAAACCATCAACGGTAAATAATTGAAAAGGTCTCATAAAATCATTAGTTTTAACTATTTCAATAGCACCACAATCACCTGTTTCAATGTCCTCTATAGCCGCACCGATAAGCTCACGGAAGGACTCTCCATTATTAGGCTGTGTAAAACATTTTGTCAGACATTTAATTTCATCAGCGTAATCATATTCGTCATTTATATCACACTTTTCAATCTGCCACGGTAAATTGAGCAACCCATTTTTCTTCAGCTCTATTGCTCTTCGCACAACAGGAATTTTAGCAAAATTACGCAACGCCTCTTTTGAAACAGGCTTGCTGATAACTTTACGAATCTTCGACACAGAGAATCCTCTGCTCTCATAAATTACAATAGTTTCTCTGCGTTGACTCTTCTTTGCTCGTCCAAAAGATATTTCATATTCATTGTCACCAAAAGCTAACCTCACCTAACAACCTCCTTCCCAGCAGAATTAAATCCCATAGAACCAAAACAAAAACCTTTAGCTGCGGAAATGTTAGTCGGGAAAATAAGGTCTAAGGCAAACTTTAACCCGTCCATACCATCATCTGCACCCTTTGGAAACCGCTTAAACTCATTTAGTAATGTTGTTTGGGTAGCATGGAATTTTATATAGCCATTTTTTACAAAAGGAATCAAACCTTTTAATCTTAATTGTTTGTCCACAGTGGAGTTGATTGGCTCAATAGGAATTGGAATCCCCATTGCCAAACCACGCTTGCCACATTCCTGGGCAAAAAAAGATTGAAATTGAACTGCTTCAATTCCAACATTTACTAATTTTTTCTGATATGTAATAACCTCACTTATCAGATCGTCTATTATTTTGTCAGGCTTTCGTCTTTTTATGCTTGCATTAAGAACATATACAAAATTATCTACACCCTTGCCAAGTGTTATAATTGAAGATTTATCAGATTTGTTTTTCTTGGCAAGAGAAGGGTCAACACCAATATAAACCCCTGTAATCTCTGGCAAAATTGTCCAATACTGAAACCATTCTTCTCTAAAGTCACGAGTATTGTCAGAAATAGGATCGTTTTGCTGCTCACTATCAAACGCTTCAGGATTCATCACCCGCATTATCATCAAATCTTTATAGTGATCTTCCTGCTTGGCTTCCCAAAGGATCTTTGTGTCCTTGAGCATAGCTTTCTTGTGTTTAAAATAAAATGCTTCAGCCTTTTTCCCAGCATCAGGATCATTCTCTGTCCGAAGTATTTCTTCCCAACTATCCCACAACGGGGACTTGCTGAATTCGATAACGGCCTGATACCTTTTTCTGTCCCACATTGAATATTCAGGAGCAGTCAGTATCCTATTCAACAAGCTTTCATAATTCAAAATAGTCCCGATATAGAACACTTTTTCATTTGGACTTCCACAAGGCAGCAACGCCTTTTGAAACCAGTTCAGAAGTTTAGCTCTCTGCCCTTCAGTTTCAACATTTTCGTCATTCTCTAGGTCGTCAATTACAATAACATCAGGACGATAATGACGATATTTGATACCACGCAGTTTTTGTCCTGCGCCTTTACCAACAATCTGAATTTTATCTTTCGTAACTATCTTTGACTGTGCCCAAACTGCACCAGCTTTATTTCCATACACTTCAATAAGCAATTCATTTTCGTCAAATTCGTCTTTTATAGCCATAATGAACTGTTGGGCTTGTTCAGCAGTATCCGATACAATCAAAATATTTTTAGCGTATCCATGAACGGCACACCAAATAGGATAAAGGAAAGATATAATCTGACTCTTGCCGTGTCCACGTGGAGCAGCTCTAACGAAATAATATTTTTTGTTTTGACGTTTAAGCGTACTGGCTTCCAAAGCACCAAATACTTCTTTATGGAAATCGCAAAACTCGCTATTGAAAATATTAGGAAAGAAAGTTTTACCAAACAAAGCAAGATCTGTTTTGCATTGGACAATAATAGTGTCGCTTACTGCTTTAGTACCTTTTAAGTCAAAATCATCAAGTATACTAAAAATATTAATATCGCTTATGCTTTAGCACTCCCTTTAACGCATATATTCTCTGATTTCTTTTTTCTTATCTTTGTTGTTTAAACAATTAACAAGATACTTCTTCTTGTTTAGTTGCTTGCTTACTCGTTTTTTCTTCAGCGTTTTTAGCATCTTTCACTCTCATTAACATAAATTTCATTAATATATAGTCCCAAAATACTTTTGTGAAATATACCAATGTTGTAATCCCAAAACACATAAATAGTGTTGCGATAATACCAGTTACAGTCATTGTTACCATTTATACACCCCTTAAAATATAAATAAAAAAGACACCAACAAATGTTGATGCCAAGATTTTAATATGGTGACTCCCTCCGAATTGAACGGACTATCTGGATTTTCAGTCCAGTGCTTTAACCAACTAAGCTAAAGAGTCATCTGGATGCTTTTAGTGTCCAGCATCAATGACAGGCTGTTTCTTTCCTTTTGTGAACTCTACCAAATATCGGGACTGTTACTTTTTATTTAACAGACAAACTTCAACCAGCCATTCTATCTATTCTCTCTTGCTGTAAAGCTGGTCTAACTCACAAGAGATAGCTTTCGCCAATAATTAATATGCCTTGTGTCGCAACACTCAGCATCAGCATACTCCCGCAGGTTTATGCTTGTTTCCTATATTTATCAATCTTGCTATACAAATACTCAAATGGAAATTTTACACATTCCCAAAGTACAATAACAATAATTATGAAAAACTCTATAAGGCCACTAGAACCTATTGGAGCATTACCACTCATATTTTAACCCTCCATAGATATTATATTTGGTTCGCTTTAATGGAGTTGAACCATTATCAGAAGATTAGAAGTCTCCCATTCTGTCCATTGAACTAAAAGCGAATCTGGTACTCCCTGCCAGAATCGAACTAGCATAGGTAGATTAAAAATCTACTGTTCTTCCGTTGAACTAAGGGAGCATTATGTTTGGAGCTGATTGTCAGAATCGAACTGACATCTACTGATTACAAGTCAGTGCTTCTACCATTAAAATAAATCAGCGTTTGGCTCCGAGACTAGGACTCGAACCTAGAACAGCTTGAGTAACAATCAAGAACTCTACCATTGAGCTACCTCGGAGTATTTGGTCTGAATGGAAAGATTTGAACTTTCTACCCATGATCCCAAGTCATGTACGTTACCAATTACGCCACATCCAGATATGGCAAGAGGCTAAAGAGTTGAACTTTAATCTATTGATTTGGAGTCAATAATGTTGCCATTACACCAGCCTCTTACTAATGCCCAACTTAAACAAATGTCAGGCTTTTACATTTTAATCATCGGCAATCCGCAGATATACCGAGTATAATTAACATTACGCTACAACCGATAAAGGAGGAAACAGTTATAGCGTCAGACCTTGTACACTCTATAAAATTAATAGTAGTGTCGTCTGAATAGATAAAATCAAGTACACATCCTGCTATAAAATATAACAGGATGATGCAGGTCACGCATGATACCTGCCAATTCCAATTTGCTATATTTAACCCTACAGCTAGGCAATGTCCAATCGCAAAGATTGAACGTTTCACCATTACAAGCATCCCGTTACTGGGTTTCCTTGCGACATTTTATACACTATCAGTGCGACTGCTGCAAGCCGCACGATAGGTGCTATGGTTAGTTATCCGCATCAGTCATAAGATAAATTGCAGCTATCATATGCAATCATACGGCGAACGCCATAGCCAATATATGCACATATGCTTCTTCATTACAATGTTTACAGCGCACATTGTGAAGTGTAACAAAGAACATACCGCTCTTTATCTAAAGTATATACAAACACTACTCAGGTAATGAGCAAATTACACATATGGCTTTATCAAATGAATCCCTGTTTTTTTAAAGGGCTTTCTATATAGATTGCATCAAGGCAATCTATGTGTTTCTAACTTCTGAACTTCGCTTAAAGCTCGTCCCGAAGTTGAAACTTACGAACATATTCAACTACTCGTTTTATAGATAAACTCGTAATTTCATATGTTCTTTTCAAATACTCTATTGCACTCACGATGTTCGTTTATAGAGTATTTATTTTATCCCTCATATATATATGAACTTTTTGCAAAAATCACAACCACTTTTTTAAAAAATTTTTAAAAATATTTTTTAAGCACTGTGATCGCCAACAATATTACTAATAAAACTTTCCCTCGGACACCAAAGATTTTAAAGGCTTACAGGCCTTTCTTGGTCGACAAAGCTATATGTTGGCTCTCTACGTGCTTGACCATGAAAAGATAGAAAACGTAACCAAAGAAAGTTAATAGGTTATGTTGTTGATTGATTTGTTGGAAATCATCGAATAAATTTTAAATACCTATTCTTCGGATAGAACAGGCATTTAAAATATCATTCTCTCGGATACAGAAAAAAAATAAGCGAGAGGTTACTCGCTGCTCGGAAAAAATCTTAAAATAGACTATTCATATGAAGTAAAGATTTGCTTTGTTAATTTTCAGAATATTTCAAAATGTACTTTTAGAATTGACAAATCAATTTTGAGTGCAAAAACAGCTATTATTATGGGTGTTTTTGGCGATTTTTTAATTTACGCAACACTTTATACCTGTTAGTCATTTTATGTGCAAAAAGTACCGCAAATATACCCTGTTTTGACATTAAGAATAGATGTTTGAGATTATTGTTTTATGAATAAAAATATCTAATATATAATTCACAAATAGTTTCATATTTTAGATTTGCAAATACAACTTAGAATGTTAAAATATTTCTATATACAAATAAAAGGAGTGTTAGTGTGAAAAAAGTATTTCTTATTGTTTTAACTTTAGTTCTGACTTCTAGCGTTGCATTTGCTGAAACTAAACAGGAATCAATAAAGAAAAGCCCTATTAGTTTTTCCGTTGATACAAGCTCAAACGATGTTTCTGAGGCAAACATTTACGGAATAAAAGTTGGCGATCCTGAAAGTTGCATCCAAGAAATTTTGGGCAAGCCTGAAAGCGTTGATAAATCAGTAACTAAAGATTATGTGTATAATTTTTATAAATACAAACTTAATGGTACTATACTTTTGATTACTGTAGTAAATGGAAAAGTATCAAGTTGGACTGAAGTTCAATAATCTATTACATCATAACATTTTTTAGTAATGTTATAGTTTAACATATGTTTTTAACACTTTATTGATGTAAATTTTTATATTTTTAACCTATTTAGGATATTTGGAGTATAACAAGATGTATTTATATTGATTGTTTGAGTTGTTGGATTTGTGATTTCTGATAACAGAATATGTAAATATCTAACGCGCCTCGCAGCGTGAAAGAGTCCCGCAAAAGGTCTGAAAAATCTTACCCGCCTATTATATGCCCGCCTGTCCGCCCTGTATTCATGCGGTTACAGCAACATTATACCCTATAATTTATATTATAGGGTATTTTTTATTGTTCAGATCCTACGCCTTTTTATTAGAAATTTATAACAGTTATAACCAACACGGAAACAAAAGAATTATATTAAGCAATCCTTATTATTATTCTGTCCTGCTAAAATTTACTATTTTGCATGGTTTTAACATGTCAGACACTATATTTAATAATAATAACCGCTACTACTGCTATCAATCACAACAACAAAAAACATTATCCATAATACATACAATAAATGTCATATGTCAATTATTATCTATCCTATTTCTACTATTCAACTATATTTTATTCTGCACATATCAACACTATAACAACAGATCATGTATTATCTATTATTTCATACAACATCACTATGATATAATTTTATTGTATTGCATACACAAAAAATATTATTTATTTTTGCTGTAAATTACTTGACATTAGATAATATAAGTAATATAATAAACTTGTAATAAGGAACAAGCAAGCGCAGCATTAAAGCGTATTTAGCTTGGTATTTTTATTCCCATTAAATTACTTTAATTATTTATTTCGGCTAAAAAGAAGTAATGGAAATAACAGGAGGTGACATTGTGAAAGAAAGAAAATGTTTTCTAATGATAAACGGCAGAATTAAAGTACATTTTGAGACTTTAAGGGAGGAAGAAGCATGAAAATTTACAAGGAAGAGGAAGAATGCCAATGATTAGATGCAATAACTGTGAAAGCCTTTTCAAAAGTGATGAAGATTTAGATAGGCTGAAAGATGAAGATAATGAGGAGTATTTAGGCTGTGCAACGTGTCAAACAGATATGTATTTAATGGATATTGAAGAAGATGAACAAAACGGGAGGTAAAGCAAAATGAAAACAACGATCAGAAATAAAGATATCAAAGTTATTGTAAAAATTGGCCTTACACAGTTAGGCAGCCAAAAACCTTATTTCAGTATAACAGGTGAAGTATATCCAGCAGATAAACCTGCTACAGAAAGAAATTTAATAAGCTGTGGCTGTTGTCACGATGACATACAAGCTATAACAAATGAATTTGATGACGTAATAGCTTTACATTTATCAAATATTGATGTTCAGCCTATGCATTCGCTTGAAAATGGTTTTTATCACTATGCAGAAGGAATTAAAGAAGATGGAACGCTAGTATATTTTAAAAATGAAGAAGAAGCAAACAAGGCTAAAAAAGATAATAAAGAGTGGGTTTATCAAGAATTTTTGAAGCAAACAGGTCTAAAAGATGATGAATTCGTAAAACAAGCGTTTTTTTTGCTGGAATTACAAAAGTTTATTTATGACGACAAATTGAGTTATTGCAATATTATTAAAGAAATTTGGAAAAATCGCCCTAAAAACGATTTGAATATTGTTGTAAAAAGAAACAATAAGGCTTTAGCAAGCCATTTAAGAATTAGTTTAAAAGAAGCGGAAGCAATTCCCGCAGGTTTAACAAAACAGCAATTCAATGAAAGATATATTTTGCCTAATGTTGGACGCTGGAAACAAGAAGCTGATGCAGTTATCCAAAAATATAAGCTAACTATTAAGAAAGAAAGATAAAGCCATTGTGTCTTGTCGCTGACCTTTAGGGCAACCTAGAGGTTAGCAGAGAGGATACAACCTCTATAAAACAGTCAAGGAGGAGTTTACATGATCGACAGTATCGAACAACTTACACTCAAGACGGGACAAGAAGTAATCATAATGAGCCACAGGGATATTATTGACACAATAAGGGATACACTAGGTGACCCGCTGGCTGACCTTGTAGCCACTGAACTAGCTCACGCAACCAAAAGCTACGAAGATAAACTAAAAGGCTATGAAGCAGCCTCACAAGAGAAAGAGGGCATAGCAGATAGTTACGCCGCAGCCCTGCGGGATATTAGTGATGAATTAGAGGTACTAGAGGGACTGCTGGAAGCCCCACGGTTGAACAGAGACAAAGTTAAAACTAGTACCGAAAATATCAGAAAAATTATAGATGGAACATTTTGAACAGGAGGGAATTTATTATGACAAAGGAAGCTTGTAAACCTGCTTTTGAACCTAAAGTAGGCGGGATTTATCGGGTAACACATGACGTTTATTGTGGTGATGAAGTTTGTTTATGGAAAGGCGATATTGTAAAGATAATAAGCAGCTTCAGGAAGGGTTCTTATTATGCACAAAGTCTTATGCCTACTAAATATGATAACGGCAAATGGTGGCTTACCCTAAGTTGCTTAGAGGAGGTATAAGTTCATGCAAACATATCTATTTTTTTATGATAATGTTTTAAAAATGCTTGAAGCAATGAAGGGAAATAACAAAAAGGCTTTTCGTTTTTATGCTTTTAAAGTCATTAATTGTAAAAAGGTATTAGCACATAATTTTTCACAAAATGTTATTAATACAATGTTTGATGAAGCTTTAAAAGGTTTTAATTATGGACTACATCCACAAATTACGAGAAATAATGTAAATCAATATTATAAAAAAATAATGAGCGGATATACTGGAGGCATTTAAATTATGCGAAATACTACAAAAATGGCAAAAGTTATATATCTTCAAGTTAAGTATAAATTTATGATTGTACATTTTCCCAACTTCCATTATACAGGCAGCGTTAAAGGTATGAAGGAAAAATATTATGGTAAGTCTGCTTATCTTGTCCGTTGCGGTAGTTATATTTATCATGTTCCCTATCCCGTTTATATGTACATTTGGAGGCTGGCAAAATGAAAATAACTGAAATACAACTTACTTGTTTTCTTACTATTGATTTTTTACTTGCAATCACATTATATTGCCTTGCCTGTTATAATTTTATCTCTTTAGATTTAGCTGTCCTAACTAGCGAACTTTGTTTAATACTGGCGTTATTTGCGGCTATAGCTTGTATATTTTGTGATTATGAAAGCGAGGTATAAAAAATATGTTCACCTTAAATATAGAAAGCAATGATCTTGCCTTTATTGCACAAGTTTTAAAAGAAACAGCTTGCAAACTGGCTAATAAAGAGACAAAAGGCAATGTATACAATTTGTCAGGAAATTGCGTTGGCTCATTCTCTACAGACGGAACAACAGAAAGCAAAATTTTTCAAAACATATTAAAACAAAATTTTATTGAAGATATGAAAATATATATTAGTGACTTTACCGCAGATCAAGAAGCAGAGAGCAAAGCCCTACAATATTTAAGCGAATTTCAAGACGTTTTATTTGAAGATTATCAAAGCCATGAAAGCTCAGAAAGCCATGACGATATTATTGAAAAAATTGCTGTGGATATACTGGAGGATGTTTAGTTATGCGAAATGATATAAAAATGGCAAAAGCAATAATTTTTAAAATCTATACAGAAATTAAAAATTATCGAAAAAACAAATTTTTTGAAATTAAAATAGAAGGGCTACCAATTAGTATAGCAAGAACAGCGGTAAATTCTTCACTTATAGAATTGCTGCCAGATTACTATTCAGGTGAAGTAAATTGCGAAGTTTCATACAGAGTTACTCAATCAGGTAAAATTAGAATTATAAATGTTTTTCATCCTGAACGCATGCCTGGACTTTTATTCAAATAAAACAAAAAACGGAGGCCTGAACGAATGGAAATTATTATATTTCTAATATTGTGGCTGTTTTGCCCAGAAGATTAAATATAATGCTTAAAAGGCTGTTAGATCACTAACAGCCTTTGCTTTTACTCTTTTTAATGTTCTAGTATATATGCACAGTCATCAGTAATAAAATCAGCGTCATATAAAAGCTGTTTTATATCCTGTCTGTCAAATATAGGCTTTTTAATACTTATAACGGGTTTTAAGTCGGTATTTACTATGGATAAATTAAAATATTCATAGTCTAGGCTTCTAAAGATATAATGCAGCTTGCGCTTAAAATTCAAAATAGTAAAGGTTTTGCCTATTGATATACTTTTAATAGATTTTATTACATTCATGCTTTTACACCTGTCCTTTCAATTTTTACGCTTGCTACTGTTTCCCCTACTCTGATTTTTAGATCAGATACGCCAAATTGGGCAAGTTCTAATATGTACTCTAAAGCCGTATCAATCCTCCTAAATTCTTTTTCTGTTGTTTCTTGTTTGTTCAATACATACATTTTTAACAACTCCTTTTTAACTTGCAAGCTTTTTGCTTGTGATACTTGTATTTTATATTCGCTGTTGTGTATAATTGTTTTAAAAGAAATATAAAAAAGGAGATAGATCCAATGACAGAAAAAGAATTATATTTAAAACTTAAAATGCTATTGTTAGAAAATGGATTATCAGAAACTGCAGCAGCAAAAAAAATTAATATTAATTCAGTAAATTTCAACCGTAAAATAAAAGCAGGCACATTGCGCTATCTTGAGGTCGAAAAACTTTTAGAAACTCTCGGTTACGAACTCGTGTGGCAGAAAAAGGCATAATGACATTTTTTAAAATTGCTGAATTAGGCATAATGGCCGTTTTAGAAATGCCTGACAAGTATAATAGCAAAAAAAAGACTGCTTTCGCAGTCTCATTTGCATAGATTAATTAACTTCGTATTCCCTTCCAGTTGTTGTTTAAAAGTACCATACGCACCTGGATAACTTTTTAATGTGTCAACCATAATACGAATGACTTCTTTCATATTTTGATATGTAGCTATTTCTTTTTGGTATGAACCAATGTCATTAAGCAAGGACTGTTTCCGAGCTACAAGCTTTTCCAAAAGAGATACTTTCTGGTTATATGTTTCCATCCATTTCGGTACAGAACCTAAGTCTGACTTAGACTTACGCAACTCGTCTAAAGCTTTGATTTCTTCGTCCAGTGCATCAATCCGTAAGTCTATCGTTTCAGCAAGAGACTTCATTTCGTCATATGGATTTACTTCATCTTCACTTGCTGAAGTAATTTCATTATTTACTGTTGCTATTGGATGTTTCTCTAAATTTTTGAAAAATCTCTGAAATGTCATATGACTAATAGGGTTCTCACCTTCAGGTAAGTATTTTTCGTTTATGATCTTACAGACACGATTTATACTAAACTGCTTATGCAGAGATATGGCCGTGTCGTGCAGATTTAATTCTACAATTCGATTTGCTATTATAATCACTCCTAACTGAATTTCATTTTTGATTTTTGGTCTATCATAATAAAACTAAATATTGTTTTCGTTTTTGATTTTTGATATTGATTTAGAAAATGGTTTTTGGTCTGGGATTAGAAAATGAGTTTTGGTTTATGGTTTTTAATTTGAAGCAGCTTCTTTTAAAGCAACCCAAACATTTTTAGTATCATGTAAAAAATATATAGTAAAAATGAGAAAATCAAAAAGATAAAAAACAAAGTGAAATTTTGACTAATAATATAGAAGAAAAATATAAACCCAATAAACTTAGCAATAGCTATAGAATCTTCGTCTGATATTTTTTTATCGCTCCCGCTCATATTACCCTCCTAGTAGTTTTACTTTTATTATAATGCTTATGCCACAGAAAGGAAATCAATATGGAAATCTATCTCAAAAAAATACAGGCCACCAAAACTTCTAATACTTATAAGACTTACTGTAATGCACTAAAAGCATGGTTTCCCAATGGTAATATTGATCTATCTATTCCTTATATAATTTCCCGCTTAGAAACGTGGACTGTTGAAACAAATACCAAGTTATTACGTTGCCGTATACTAAAGTCATTTTTGGAATTCTATAGTCGAAACAATACCATTGACAATTATAGCGATATATTAGACATCCTATCTTCTGTATCGGGAGAATATAAGTTACCTGACTTTGTTTCAGCAGAACAGTTTAATATAATCATGCAACAGCCAATGTCTCTAAGGTTAAAAATTGCTATTTCTCTAATGTACAAAAATGGTTTGCGATCAGATGAAGCAATAAAGATTATGACTGAAAATTATAACCCTGAAAGTAAAACCATTATTATCCAAAAACCTAAAAATCATCGAGATAGAATTATTTTTTTGAATGATAATCTTAATGAACTGGTTATCCAATATACCAAAGAAAGCAAGAGTAAATTTTTATTACATACATCAACAGGCAAAATGCTGGATGCCCGTAATTTAAGACGTGAAATAAAGAATATATGTACAAAAGCAGGTTTCCCTTATCTCCACTGTCATGCCTTTAGACACGGAGCTGCAAAATATCTTTTAGATCACGACATTGATATTGCAAAAATTCAATCATTTTTAGGTCATGCCAGTATTACAACTACACAACGTTACTTACATATTGATGAAAAGCAGCAACAGGAAATGAAAGCTGTTTTTGACGATATTGCATAGAGGGCTTACTAGCCCTCTATTTTTATTTCTGGCAGGTTGTTTTTTGATTTTATTTCAGCTATGAGCTCTTTTAAATCAGCTCTAAAACGTTTTAAAAACTGCTGTTCTTCAGATAATTCAAGTTTTATTAACCTGTTGATCTCTTTTGGAGAATACCTTTTCCTGCCAAAAGAAACAATTATTTGAGGAAATACCTCTATCAGACACATCTCCATCTGTCTCAGAAGTAGTTTTTTTATTTCTTTAATATAAAACCTACACATTGACTCAACTTCCGTAGACAGAGTCGGGGCTTCTCTTTCTAAAAATGGACATATTTCAGTCATACCATAACCGCAAAACATATACCAAACATGTTCTATATGTAGCCTTCTGTTCTCTGATATCCAGTGATCCATAAACAAACACGAATCATACTTATAATAGTATTCAACATATACCATAAACATTACCATTTGAAGCTGTTCTACATTTAGCCTAATGTTCATATCTTTAGAGACATTTAAAACATAATTTGCAAACTCAACGGATTTCATGGGCAATATACCTTGTCGGTTCTAAATAACAAAAATCACTTTTCAGCACCGACTCCATCACAGATATATTCTGTCCATCCCAAAAATCCAGTTTGTATATCCATTCTTTGAATCTTTCATCCCATTCTCTTGAAATAATCGTGTTTATATAACTAGGAGTATTCCCATGTACTTTATAGTGTTTTTTGTCTATAACTTTATCTCCTACTTTGTATTTAGGCTCTGATTTCTCTATTTCAAAAACTCGTTTTTTCAAATTATATATTTCCATTCCAGAATATATAATTAACCAACATACGAATCCAGATATAAGTGTTGTTTCAACGATTCCCACTATTCCCAATCCTTTCCTGTGATCTTCTTATAAATTTTATATTTCATCTTGTCAGCCGCTGATTGGCATTGAAAACAGTTACCTATATTTATGTTTTGGTAATCAGCAATATCCCCACTATGAGTAAATTCATCAACATAAATGTTTTTGTGGTTACCTATCCCACAAAATTGAACGCACCAATATTTTTCCCCTAAATCCGGCTGAAATGGAGTAATCCTATATTCGAAATCCCCAATCAAAATCCCCGCCAATGCAGCCCGTTCAAATTTTCCGTTGGTTTCTTTAAACCAAACCAACCCTCGTTCACAAATGAACGCTAAACGCCAAATACTACAAAGGCAAACTTCAAAACACTTCGGTTCATCTATATCTTCAGTAAACGGAACTCCTAGAATTTCTGCTATTTCTCTCATTTTATTTTCCATCAATATCCTCCTTATGCCACTCTATTTCTAGCGATAATTGCTTTTATAATTTTTTCTTTTTCTTCTGATAATCTTGGTTGAATAGGGAACTCAATTTTTCTAGTACATTTTCCTTCACAAATAGTGCATATAGAGTTGGATTTGGTATTTTGCAAGTATTCAGGGATATGGCAGATTTCTTTGGTTTTCCAAACTTTTCTTCCATGCTTCATTTGCCATGAACTGCCTATTGGCATTTTCATTTCTTTTTCAAAAATATATCCAACACCCATAGGCTTAGTCGCTTCCTGTAATGACTGTGGAGGTAATAACACTTCACGGTATTCATTAAGCATATCACCCAAATGTTTTTGTATTTTTTTCCTAATGCCTTGAATGGTTTTAAATACTGCTTGTTGGGTCACACCTAATTCTCTACCTACTTCAGCACAATTTTCTTGACATTCAATAAACATCATAAAGATTTCTAACTGTCGTGGCGTCAATACTTCCTCTACTGCTGCCCACAAATCAACCAACTCTGCCAGTCGTTCACGTTCCAAAAGAATTTCTTCTGGGTTATCTCTATTAGAAGAAATATTAGCATCAATAAAACCCATTTTTGCTTTTAAGCGATTTTCTTTACTGTTCTGTGAACTTTCTTGATACTTAGCAGACCTTTCTAACAATTCTAACCCTTGCATCTCCGAAATTTCTCCCGCCTTAACAGCGGCTATAATATCTTCTAAATTGTACCTAGACATTATAGACTCCGCTGGCGGGCTTTTGTACCATAACAGCAGCAGAACTGCATATTAATAATAAACGTTGATCTGCCGATAATACGATTGCCCTTCATATTTTTTAGGTCAAGCTCTTTAAGCCGTTGCGTACTAACAAAAGATACATCATCAGCATATTTACGAAGCCACGCTTCAGCTTCAGCAGTATTGCCAATAACCATTGCGTAATAACATTCGCTCTTAAAGCGACAAAAATACGCATGAACATTAACACGAGTATCTTCATTAGTCATTGGTAGAGCCAACACCTCCAATGCGCTTCTGACTAGCATTATCATTATCAGCAACCAAATATTTAGTAAAAATCCCCTGACAGATACGTTTAAATGGTTCATCAAATTTGATACTCCAATTACTAAGAGGGATCATAATATGACCTTCATTGCTGATATTGTTGTAATAGTCAGCGTCAATGATCGGAACATCATTATCAATTTTTAAATCTTCTTTGACCGCCGATGAACTCCGAATATGAATCTTTAAGTATTCATCAGCAAGCATGTATGCCTTAATCCCTGTAGGAAGCATAATTTTATCAAACAGATGTCGTCTTACTGTCCGCTTGAATTTTGGAACTGCATCCCATGCTTCTTTAACAGACTTACCACGAACCAAAGCTTTGTAAACATCAGGATGAATAACATAAATATCATATCCAGCACTAAGAGCTGTTCCTCTGGTCGGAATAGGAATATCGGCCTTAATAGTAGTTAATTTTTCAAATCCTCTAATCTTATTTTCCAAGTTATCTTTTCTCCTTTTATCGTTTGTTGTAATATAGCTTTTTTACTCACAAAAACTAACCCTACAATAGGGGCAACCTGTTATAAGGTCGGTCTGTGCTTTTTCTAGCGTTATTTTTTCAAAAATTTGCCTATGACAACTAAAACAAACTCCATTCCCAACAAAGTTAGGTTTTTTATTTGTTTCACAAAAAATCTTTTGTGCTTTAATTGACTCTTTAACATTAATCATTAATTATAAGCATTTGAGCTAATGGGAGACTTTCGATCCATTTACAAAACTCTGTCCATTGCTTACTCCTATGATTTTTACGTTGTTTATAAATTGTTTTGAGCTGCAGATAATTTGTGCTCATTCTAGCCGTCATCTCTAATCCCATTGGTACATTAGACAAAACTGTATCAATATCTACTTCTCTATTTTTATAGTCATTAACATGCGATTTAATGTTATCAATAGCAGCTATAGACACTTTCTCATTTACTGTTTCTGCAACATCAATATTGGAAATTCTGTGCATTTTAGACATAGAACTCACAAAATCTACAAAATTATACCTTTGAAATTGTTGCCAAAAATATTGTGGAGCTTTCACATCAAACTGAACAATAATCCCCTTTAAGAAATTAGCGTGTCCACTACCAGCAGGAGTATTAGCCAATTTAGATGCTCTAGCTATATGTCTATTTAGTTCTTCCAACGGTTTACCCAGATCATCATACTTAATTCCTATTCCTGTTCTATATGCGTACAGCAGTTCCCAAATTTCGGAAACCCCTTCGTAAAATCTTTTGCTATCTGGGGCTTCCGTTAACATTGGGTATCCTGAAGCATAAATACTTTCCTCTAACCCATAAACTCTAACATTTGAAATTTTCATTATTTTCCCCATCCATAGCGAAGGTGTTTGTGTTTTTTAACTTTCTTTTCTTTTTTAGCAGTCAGCAAATTAACACCAGCTTTGGCCATAGCATCTATAATTTTTTTGTATTTTACGTCAAGTTGTCCTTTATCAATATAAACATATACAGCAACTTTCTCACGATTGGTTAGTTTTTTATTCCATTTCTTTTTATGAATTCTCATTTTTTAGTTCTCCTTTTAATAATTGTTTTAATATTGCTTGAATCACATTAACAACAATAGAATTACCAGCCATTTTATATAGTTGAGTATCAGAAAATTTGTTTTTTATAAGAGTTTTGCAATCATTATCTTCAAACCCCATAAACCTAAAATATTCTATAGGTAACAGCTTTCTTACAAAATACTTATTTCCGCATAATACAGGGATCATTGGTTGCCTCCCACCTCCACCTGTCGTTGTTAATGTAGGACATAAGCCTTTTGGGTCATAGACCCTCCCTTGATTTGGATTATCTCTCGTTCTAGTTGGTAAAACATTTGCAATTTGCCTTACTTGATAACTTTCTAAAGGGGAATACTCAACTTCTTTTTCCAAAAAATATTTTTTATCAAAACAATCTTCTAAAAGTGCTTCCATCTTTATTTTCAGTTCTAAGTTATCGGGAAATTGGAATGTTCCATTATCAAGTTCTTTCCTAATAGAAACTATAAAAACACGTTCTCTATTTTGTGGAATCCCGAAATTTTTTGCATTCAGGATCTTCCAATAATTGTTATAACCTGAATTACTTAGTTCGGCTAAAATTGCATTAAATTCATTTTTAAATTTATTACCAACAAGGTTTTTTACGTTCTCACAGACAGCATACTTAGGTTGGCTTTCGTTTATTATCCTTAAAGCATCCCACACAAGGCCACTGTTGGTTTTCTTCCCCATTTTATTCAATCCTGATTGACTACCAGCTATAGAAATATCCTGACACGGAAATCCATACGTGATTAAATCTACATTAGTCCAATGGGGGGGGATTTTGGTAATGTCTCCCAAGTTTTTATCTTCCCCTATTTTATGAATAATTGAATATGCTTTACTTGCATATTTATCAACCTCACAGTATGCTACTGTTTTATATGGAATTTTTAAATTTGACAAGGCTTTCTCAAATGCGCCAATCCCACTGAACAGACTTAATACAGTAAGAGACAAATATTACCTTCAGCATTTGGAATATCCGCAATTAGTACAATTAACGCATTTCCCCTCTGGCTTCAGCGTTTTTTGATGACACTCTGGACACTCAAGCATATCATTATGTTTGGTATTAATCATGTAAATTTGTTTATGCTCATGTTCTTGTTCAATGTCTGTCTCTCCGCTTTTACCAATAGAATCTTTATTAATCGTATTTTGCATATCCCGTAATGCATCAGCTATACAAGAAGCACAAGACTTATTAATAGTCTTATCTCCATTTCGCATAGCCGCTGTGCAAGCAGGACAAGTTGCAGAATTTAGTTCAGCAATAATATCATCTACCCTACCACCTAAACGCAAAGCATAACTGGTAAGTCTTGTAATGGTACTAATATTCGCTTGGCACCCAGTATCAGCACCAACGAAAACCTCAAAAATTTCTCCATCCTTAATATTGACAGTCACATAAAATTTTTTAACACAGGCTGTATGATATACAAAAGTCCTTCCCCAAAGAGATTTGACACCGCCTCTTTTCTTGGGTTCAAGAGTATTTAACTCTCTGTCAAAAAGTCTTTTTGCTTCTAAGAGACTTTCTTCACTTGAATGTTTGTGTTGTTTGTCCTTCCCTAAAATCGAAATACGTCTGCAATTATCTCTAAAAATTGTGATCCCTTTACACCCTTTTTCCCATGCATAGAGATATGTATTAAACACATCATCAACAGTACAATCTTCCCGCATATTAATAGTAGAACTAATAGCATTATCTATATATTTTTGTAAAGAAGCTTGAAAATCAACACGCTCTAACGGGTCAATATCATAAGTATCAACAACAAACGGGAATTTCTTTTTAATTTCTTGAATGGTTATATCTTCAGGATTAATCCCATTGTGCTTTAATAAATGCTCAACGGATTTTGCAAACACTTTAAATGTTTTCCCGCTTGATTCAAGACTATGAGTTGTGCGCTCATAAGCAATTTGATAAATCGGCTCAATTCCACCAGTATGTCCGCACATTGTAGAAATTGTCCCTGTAGGGGCTATAGATAACAAACTTCCGTTAGCAAGCCCCTGCTTGAGATCGTCACCATCAAGATATGGGATGGACTTAAAAAACTCTGAAGTTTCTACGTGCTTTTTAGACCACTTGCCAAATCTTTTCTTAATATTACAGCTTGCTACTATAGCTCTACCAGCCATATAATACCCAACATTATTGATAAATTCGTTTGCTTCAAGACTGCCATATCTAATACCCATAGCCACTAAAGCATCAGCTACGCCAAACAACCCCAATCCAATAGAACGCCAATCATCAATACACTTCCTATTTTTATCTAAAGGTTGCATATCATATCCATAGTCAAGTGTTTCGTTAAGTGCTGCGACCCCCAATTCAACTAACTCAAAGAACTTTGAGCGGTCAAGCCTAGCTTTGTCTGTAAACGGATTGGCAATACAGTTATATAAATTGATAGAGGCCAAATTACAACTGTTATAAGCATTACCTTGAAATTCAGCACACGGATTTGTAACGTCCACATGATATTCTTCTTTTGGATATTCCGACAATAAATGATGTTCATTAATCCTATCAATAAATAACGCTCCTGGTTCTGCCCAATCCCATTGTTCTTTAGCAAATTTATAGAAAAAATCTCTAGCATTAATAGTCCGTTTTATCTCTTCGCCAGACTCATTTACATAGAAATGCAACTCATATTCTTTGTTGTTTCTTACCGCTTGCATAAATTCATCTGTAAATAAAATACTGATATTCGCAGATTGGATGCGGTCATTATTACGTTTAATTTCTAAAAATTCTTCAACGTCTGGATGATTACAATTAAGTCCAATCAAAATCGCCGCTCTACGTCCATGAGCACCAATGGTACGTCCAACCTGATCGAAAACATCCATAAAACTTACTGCTCCTGTGGAAGCTCTTGCAGAATTATTAACAATAGAATCTTTAGGACGAAGATTAGAAATATTTACGCCACATCCACCGCCATAAGAAAAAATACGTGCCATCTCTTTACAAGTATCAAAAATACTTTCAATGTTATCTTCAGGCATCGGCATAATGTAACAATTAGACATACTAGCTTTAAAATTACCTTTGCTCCCAGCTGCATATAAAGCCCGTCCAGCAAGGAAGAAATCAGCATCATACATAGCTTGCTTAATTTTGTGCTGTAGCTTTTTACTAAAAATACTGCTTACACGATCAGTAAACTTGTTAAAAGCTCTGTCAAAACCTTTTATTTTTCCATTTTCGTCTAATATAGGATTCCCTATACTGTCAAAAGTAATGCAAGCCAATTCGTTTTCATGTAAATACTTGGCTACAATGATCCCTTGTGCTACTTTTTCATCAAACCAGTTTCCAAAACGATTAGTATTACTTGTCATCAAACCTTTTTTACTCCTTCTTCAGAAATCAGGTACACAGCATCTGTAGTTTTTTCTTTTAAAACCAAAATTTTATCACTTTGCCAAGAGTGTGTCCCAACGCCCACTACGATGAATTCAGTCGCGTATTTATTACTCAAACCCTGCCCATACACATAAAACGGGGCATATGAAACCAAGTCGTTTTGAGAAAAGAAGCTGGCATACGTAGAGTAGCACTTACCAGCATCAGTAATCTTCACCACACTCCCCACCTCAATATCACTCTTTTTATCTTCCTCTTTAGAAGTGCTAGCAAGAGAAATTTCTTGTTTGGAACTATCTTCGTATTCTTTTCCAAAAATTCTACTTACGGCTACCAGTGATCCAGTCATATAATTAAATTTATCTTTAGGATTACATTTAGCGACACTCGTTAATTTTAAAACCCCACCCTCATACCATTCGGCAATAGTTTTGTTGTCCACAAAGCTAATTTTGATTTCCTTTTTCATCGGCTCAGAAGTATTGTTAATCGCCCAAGAATAAAAATCCATATTAGCTGATTTCCCTAGAACTCCATAACCTTCATAGAACAGAAAACAATCAAACTCAACTTCTTTTTTATCTTCCCCTACAGTAAGTACCATCGGTTTCTCTAAATATGATCCGAACGTCATAATCTTTCCAACTAACTTGCTGTTAATTTCACTTTTTACCAGCTCTACCTTATCTCCATATTTAAACTTTTTCATCTTAACGTCTCCTTTATGAGTATTCAAATTCAAATTCCAGTTTTGTCCCAGTTCTCTTTTTTAGCAAACTGCTCAAATGTTGATGACAACAACCTATAAACTTGGCTGCTGACCTAATACTGTCAAATTTTTTTTCATTTCCGTGTTTGTCTCTTACTAAAACTTTTTTACTGCTTTTTACTCCATTTGGTACTTTGTTCCCTAAAACACGGTACGCATGAACCGTATTATCTTTAATACTGCACCACTCAAGATTATCTGCACTTGAATTTTCTTTATCTCCATCAATATGATTAACAATAGGCAATCCTTTAGGGTTAGGTACATAAGCCTGTGCTACAAGCCTATGTACTCTCATATTTTTAATTACTTTACCATTTTTGAAAATCACGCATGGATAACCCTTATAATCACGATATTGTTTCAGTTTCTTTCCGTCTTTATATATATTTCCGTTTATTTCTACTGAGATATCGTAATCTGGGATATATACTAATTTAGATAACCGTTCCAATACAATCAGCCACAAAGTCTGTAGTATATACTTTTTGCCCGTTTTTCTCATATGATCCAGTATTTACTTTGCCAATTACAACAACGCTCTGACCTTTGCTCAGTTCCATAGCTTTATCAGCAAGCGAAGCAAAACTAATAACCCGCAAAAAATCTACGCCGTTTTCTTTCCCGTCTTTCCCTTTTGGTCTATTAACAGCTAAACTAAATACACACTTACTTGTTTGCCCTGCCATCATTACATTAGGGTCACTTGTCAATCTACCAACCAATACCACTCTATTTACGTCATATAACATATTTATCAATCTCCAATCTTATTGTTTAAAATTTTGTACAGATCTTCCGATACACAGAAGATAAAATTTAAATATCTATTAGATTCTGGTTTAGGGGATATTAAAGTCACAATATCGGCGTTATCTTGGTCAAAGAAATTATGAAGAACTTTAAACTTTTCATCTGCAATATCGTAGTGACCATGTCTAACTTTTCTAATTAGCATATCCTCGAACATATCTTGCGGAACTAAATAACAAAATCCCTCAATATGACAAATCTTCTGGTTTGTTAATTCATAATATCGTTTAAAAACAGAGTATAGTTTCTTCTTATTCTCGATCTTGATATTTTTATTAACTAAGCCCTTGATATTGAAATCTCCACTAAACTTATCTCCAAACTCATGTGCAAGCTCTTTTTTACTTCCAGAACAAAAAGTTTTTTCTATTCCAATTCCCCATTCATTAAATAAGGCATAAAGCTTGTTCTCAGCATACTTTCCTGTGACTCTATTTTTCTTCCCAATAACCCTGCGTTTTGGGATTTTCTTTCTCGAACAGTTTTTTACACCACAGTCAGTACATAAACATCTTGGCAACCGATATTAAGCCGCCTTTCTTTTTTCTTTGGGATTCCATGCCCAGCAATGCCCACTTCTTTTAGGACAATACTCTCCACTATCGCAAACCACAATTTTACTTTTTCCCTTTTTGGCTGCTTTGGCAAAACCACCAGCCACTTTAGCCGCAGATTGTGCGACAATATTTTTACTATTTTTGTCAACATATTCATAAACTCTCATTAACGAATTACCTCCATTATATTTTTTATTTGCATTGCAAGATCTTTTAATGTTCCATTGTTATCTACTATAAGGTCGCATTTCTCCTTCAATAACGGAACTTCTAATTCAGCCTCACGAGATAAAATATCAACATCATAATATCCGTCACGTTGTTTCAACCGATTGTATATTACCGATTCCTCACAATCTATAAAAACAGATATAGCATCTGGAAATGAATTAAGCTCAAACGATCTACGGCAATCAGTAATTACGAAATTTGTTCTTGTGCGAGGATTTATGTATTGCTTAACTTCATTTACCCAAATGTCATTACGAATTTTTCTACATTCTGTACCTACAGTTTGGAGTAATAACCTATCTTTTCGCCCTTCAACAGAGATATTCGCAAAACGAGATACCATCTCACCAATCTTATGTGGTGGTAGAGGAATTCTTGTTTGAAGTGCTAAAGAAGCAGCAAGTTTGTCCGTCCTTATAAGTTCACAAATAGCTTTAAGAACATTCCCAAAAGCTATCGGTGTAAAACCATAACTTTTATACAAAATTTCTGCTACAGTATCTTTTCCAGAACAAGGATAACCTACTAAAATAATTGTTTTCTGTTTCATGTCTCTTCACCTCAAATCAACTCTGCATTTAATGCTTCTTTGGGCAGGACAAGTTTAGGACAAGGGTGTTGCTGAACAAGCCTTGCAATAGCAATCTGCAAACCAGTAAGAAAATTAAATTCATCTTCTGGACTACACTTTGCTTCAGCCACAGAAACGACAGACTTATTGTAAATAAGTTTTGCAATAACTTTATTATGGGAAGGATAAGCAACCACTTTGAATTTAGTTTCTCCAAAATCCGCAAACGGAATCAATCTCTCCAACGAAACGTCTGTTCTAAACCCATCTTCTTTATAAAAATATGGACAATCTGAACCATCATCTTCTCTTAAAGTTAAAATTTCTCCAAGACTAAGACTATACACAGACAAATCACCTTTTCTTGGTTTTATTACTTTAAATTTAGTAATTCCTTTTGCTACAAAACCTTCAAACTCTTTCCTGTTCATTATTTACTCCTTTTCATATACTTTTCTCGGTAATAAGGGCAAAATTCGTTTACCCCACAATAATCCTTACAACGCAAATCATTCCAGCGTTTTTTGCACACAGGAGGCAATACATTGGTTTCTAAAGCTTCCATAAGTCTGTTATACTTCGCTCTCATATATCTAACTATCCATCGTTCAGATACGCCATGCAACTCAATAGGGTAACTCATACGATCTAAGCCATAGCTTTTAGCAGTCTTATCTAACCCGCCACGCAATAACATCTGAACCATGATTTTATCTACCTTTAAGCCATGTTCTTTCAGCAGTTTTTTGTAATACGAAAGCTGCATACTAATCTCTAACACATCACGAACCCCGCCATCAATAAACATCTGCACCCATTTTGTTTTACCTTTGTTAATGCCCCTTTGATATACGCCATTAGCAACCCATTTCATGCGTTTCCCAAGAGCTTTAGCTATTCGATATGCGCCAAAGAATTTAAAATCAATTAAAGTATTGTTCTTCATATCATAAGCATCAAACTGACCAGAAGTAATATCATCTTCAAGTCGAACTTCTGACAAATAACCATTTGGAACATTACCTTCCATTAGACTATGGCTATTAGTTCCAATCATAGAAGCTATGCTCTTTTGTGGGTCAATAGAATAGGCATTTACTATTTCAAGGTACGTCTGCCGAGTGTCTTTCAGTAATTGTGTAACAGAAGGTTTCCCATACCATGCCCGTGTTTTTCCAACAGCTTTTAAAACTGGTAAAAGCATACATCTTTCTTTCATCCGACACTTCTTATAACACTCTGAAATCTCGATTTTCTCTCCATCAGGACACTTAAAATACTTAGCTGGCATTTACTATTTCATCAACCCCCAAATCTTTAATTGCACCAACACTTGCATCAAATATCAACTCAAATTCTGTAGCTTTGGCTCCACGTCTTGCTTTTCCAATAGATACGCCAATATGGTCTTTTACTTCTAAATACTGTTCTGCTGTCAGCTTTGGGTCTGCATCAGGTTTCCAGCACAGACAAACATAATCCCCACTTGCTTCCAGATCACCTGTCCCTTTCAACATTTTTATGGATGGTTTTGCAAAATTTTCCCCTGTCCTATTTAGCTGTGACAGTATGAAGAAAATAAGATTATGTGTTTTAGCAATAACTTTGGTGTACTTAGCAGCAACGGCTTGTTCATCAAATCCATTGGCTCTCAAATACTGGAAATAATCAAGGATAACAACATCTGTTTTTCCTTCCTTCCAGACTTTAGAGTTAGCAATAATAATGCGCTGTTCAATATCTTTAATAGACAAATTTGATTTATCCAAAACTATAATCCGTTCTTGCAATTTAGATTTTAGTTTTTGTAATATAACAGCCTGTTCACCACTTTTAATTATCTTTTCAAGTTCGTCTATGTCTTTGCCCATGATTCTGGCAATTAAACGCTCATAAAAGCTTCCAGCAGACATCTCTAAACTGAATACCAACACATTTTTCTTTTCCCTTATTGCATTATGAATCGCTACTTCAACAGCCACCATAGTTTTATAAGTACCAGAATATCCAGCCCAAAAAACTACATCTGATTGTCTAAGCTTCATTGCTGCATCAATACTTGGAAATCCGATCCCACTTGTACCTTCATTTATTAGGTCAATATATTCCCCAAAACAAGTATCAATGTCTTTAAATTCATTTAATACTTCCTCGGCCGTAAAACTAAGGTTAGTTAATGTTTTAACGTCAGATACGTCTTTATTCCAATGGGTAGCCAAATAATTTATAATGTCGGACTTAATCATTGGATTATTTACTAGCCTCAAAGCTTCAGCGGCAATACCATATTCCTGTTGTTGGTCGATACATTCTCGAAGTTGCATTTTAATAGCTGCCATAGCTATTGGTTCTGCCTCAAGAGCCGCTATTTGACCACCAGATACCAACACATTATTAAAATCTTTTTGCCCTTCAGGTATTTTTACAACTCTGACATCAAGCTTTGGAGCAACTTCATTAAATTTCTCCCAAACACGAGATATTTTAGACTGACCAGCATCATCATTATCGGGAGCATACATAATAACTACATTAGGTGTGTGTTTGATGATTTCCTTAATCTCCTGAATTTGGCCTTTTGTCAATTCACTCCCACAATATGCAACACATGCCAACCCCTGTTGATGTGCGCTCATGCAGTCAAAATATCCCTCAACAACATAAAGCCTATTGAAATTTTGAAGCATATTCTTTGCTCTGTAATGATTAAACAGATATTCTGACTTATCATAAAGCTCATTATTTTGACTATTAATGTACTTAGGAAGCTTATCTAAATATCTCTTACAAAAACCTACGATACGTCCATGTCTATCATGCAATGGTATTGTTATAGCCTTGCCGTTATAATCGTCATACCCCAAATAAAATGCATCAGCGGTATCTTTAGAAAGCCCTCTTTTTACAATCAAATGGTCGATTATAACACTTTGTTTCTTATAATAGCGATTTGCTTGATCTCTATTTTTTTCATAAAGTGTTTTCTGCCGACAATAATCTTTATCAAGGCTTATATCTATGTTGGCTTCTTTTGCCAACATCTCTATTGCTTCCAAATAATCAATATTTTCTAAACTTGCCACAAAATCAATAATATTTCCGTGTTTACCACAACTAAAACAATAGAAGCTGTTGTTTTCTGGATAAACACTTAATGCACTATCATTATTCCCGTTGTGTAACGGGCACTTACCTCTGTAAGTGTTGCCAGACTTTTTCAACCTAGTAACATTGCCAATATAATCAACAATATCCTGACTTTCGATAATGCTATCTACAGCAGATTTCATATAAAATCATCAAGGCTAAACTCTTTATAAGGGCTTGCCTTTAACTGTTTTAATTGCTCCTTCCCAACTTTATTTATTTGTTTTTTTCTGAACTGTTCTGCCAAATATAGAACCTTATATATACTCATAGACTCAAATTCAATCGTTTTTAAATATTCATAAACAACAACAAGATCATTGACATTAAAGTTATCCAGAATTACGGTTTTAACGCTATTCCAAGCAGCAAAATTCATCTTATTGTTTTTATAAAGAACACCACTCGTACATTTTTGAAAATATAGGCGAATTACTTTATTCAGTCTCTTGGCTATGTCCAGCTTTTGAAACTCTTTTGTTGACAGTTCTTTTCGCTGTCGCTTTTCTGACCGTGATATATTTTTTGTCAATTTCAAACCATGCTCCAAATTTATCTTCTTTTACAAGCCTTGCTCTTTTCTTTAACTTTGTAATTTCAGCTTTATCAGCACAATAGATAGTGGCAACATTACTGCTTTTATCAAACCTTATAACTGTTTCTTTTTCTGCGGGAGAAAGTCTACAGTTTTTTGGCAAAGGCTCTCTTTTTATTACAGACTTAGTGGATCTCATAATTTAAAATCATTTACAGCTTTTTGTGCTAATGCCTGAAGATCTCCCTGTTTCCCCGCTAACCATTTAATATAATTAGGGTCATCTTTAGCAACTTGACTAATGGTTTTACCTTTATGCTTACCTATTGCTAAAACTGTATCTAAATCACCAGTTACCAAATTTACAGGCTGTTCGCTCTTTTTTGAATTACTCTTTTCATTTACATTTTTAAATGCACCACTAGGAATGTTATCTGGGTCAGAATCTTGACTTGTCAAACTAAATGTCTGACGTTGCATATATTTATAAGCACCAGTAAATGCTTTATAAATTGCTTTATCGCCAGAGTCTTGACCTTCACCACCCATTTCTACACAAACACTATCTCCGCTATCTGCATCTACAATCAGATAACTAATAACAACACGAGTAATATTGTCTTTATTCTCAATAAAATGTACTTTTGTTGGTACTATCACCAATCCATGTTTTAGTCTGGCTTCTCTTAACGCCAGTGTAATATCTTCTTCTTTTTGATAGTTATAATTTGTATTTTTAAAAGATACCTTCCCGTTTTTTTTAACAAAGCCGACTTCTTCCATAACAGCTAGAATTTTTCGCCAAACATTACTCTTTCCTTTATTGTTTGTTTCTGTAGATACTGCTTTTGGAATTACTGCGCCAATATCTAATTCTTTCTTTTTTTCTTTAATCTCAACATTACTATCTTCAACATTAGGCGTACCTGGATCGGTACTATTCTTTTTTTCAGTTTCTTTCATAAATTATCTCCTTTGTTATATTTTAAGTAATTTAAGTAATTTTACGGGCATAAAAAATCAGGGTTTATCGCCTTAAAAGAAAAACGACAACCAAAGCCTACTTTATTAAATTCTTTATTATACTTAGCTCTAAACACGATTCCCTCCCTATTCTGATTAGGATTTAGTTTTGATTTTCCTTGTGCCATCATAACTAATGTATCAATATTATTGTTCATGTCAAAATCAACGTCAAGAACAGGTACTGTCTCCATATCTAACATACTAGCAACCTCTCCTAAAGTAAAACCATTAAAGTTATTTAACTGTTGCTGGTCAGAATGATAAAAACCAACATCTTCCTGTTTGTCAATCCTGAACAGATTAAACCATCTAATCTCATAATCAGACAAGTTATATTTGTTGCCTTGAATCCCTACGCCAATAAGTTCTCCTTGTAGCGCAAAATCATATCCTAAATCCTCCCTTAATTTTGTAAATTTATTTTCTAAATCATACTTTAATGCAGCCTCACCCCACGGATTAGAAATAGTTAAAGAAACCATATTATTCCTACTACATACCCCAAACTTACCGTCTTTAATGAAACAGGTAATACTAGAGCCATCAAGTTTTTCGGTTATTACAAATTTATGATTTTTTGCAATATCAAGTTTGTCTTGTAGAATCTGCACCCTAGTCTCTTCGGTCTTTGGAATAAAATAAGGAAAGCCAGAAACAATGTAACTATAATTTCCTTTTTGGTTTCTAAAGACCACCTCAATAGGATCATATTTTTTCACTCCAAGAATTTCAGTACAATCAAAACCAACATCTAGTGGAATGATTTTTCCTAAAGGGATAACATCAAGTCCAGTTACCAATCCCTGAGATACAATCCCTCTTATACGCTTTGCTTTTAACGGTTTGATCTTCCCTTTACTATTTTTTAAGAAGTCAAATGCGGGATTATTTTCTGGCAAGATACTATCCGTTTCAAAATAGATAACCTTATCTCCAACCTTAAAATCTCCTTTTTTGACTACTACATTCCAACCTAAAATTCTTGCCAACTCAATTCTATCAGCCCCCTCTATTGATCTGAGGTTACTAATGACTTGTACGCTTGCTAATTTTCTTATACTCATTCTCCTTTTCTAATAATATTAACATGTGTCAACTCTTGTTCAAGATCTCTCCATGCGTCTAAAAATTCAACAACCTCCTCCAAAGAATTGAATTCACAGGAACATATCTCTACACTCCCATAATGTACGATTTCTACTTCATACATTTTTCAAGCTCCCTTCGTTAACCACAGTCACTATTATAATCACCTTAATTACTTATGTCAAGTAATTTTTCAATATTTTAAGTAATTATAAATAACAGGTTTTCCTTTTGCGAACGACTGTTTGTTATTATATTGAAATTATACCCCTTTAAACTTATTCTGTCAAATGTTGATTTTTTATTTATTTACTGTTAAAATATACTTAACTTAGGTAATTATTACCTATTATGAATATTTTAAAAGAATATCTGTATTTCCAAATAAATGAGGTGAGCCTATGAAAATGCGCTACAATAACAAACGCAAGAAATTAGAAACTAATGTTTATTACACAAAAAACAATGGTCAAAAAGGGAGTCGGATAATTAGAGCAGATTCTCCGCAAGAATTAGAAATAGCAGTAGCAGAGTTTAAAAAAAGACTGTCAACTCAAAGTATAAGCTCAGAGAAACTTTCTTTAGAAGGATGGTTTAATTTCTATATTGAAAATCTCACGTCAAAAAACAAAGAGTCTACTATACATAAAAAGAAGCGTTTTTTTAATCTCTACATACCTAAATATTTAAAAGAGACCAGTCTAAATAAAATAACAACAGAACAATTACAAATAGTCTATACCGAAATGCAGAAAAAAGGATATTCTGAAAATACTATTGCTGGTATCCATCAAGACATAGGCGTATTGTTAAACAGTGCCGTAAAGCTTGGAAAACTAAAATCTAATCCAAATAAGCTTACTGTTATAAAAGGATATAAAAATGGGAAAAAGGTTTTTATAGATATAGAACAAATGAACTATTTGCTCAAACATATAGAAAACAAAGAATGTTATTTGGAATTACTATTCTTATATACTACTGGTGTTAGACGAGGTGAGTTACTAGGATTAAAGTGGGATAAAATAGATCCTTCTACAAAAACAGCACGTCTTTCAACACAAATAACATCAGCGGGCGATAAAATTTACGTAGATGTCCCATTAAAAACCAAAGGCAGCGAAAGAATTATTAAAATTCCTGATTTTGTTTTTGAAAAATTAATGAAACGCAGGGACACATCTCACTCTGAGTATGTATTTACTCACAAGGGCAGGCATTGGAATCCAAATGAATTTACTGCGGCTGTCTACAGAATTATGAAAAAATTTGGGTTTGATGGTATTTCTCCAAAACAATTTAGAAATTCATTTGTTAAAGCTGCAATTAAAGACAATATAAGCCTCAAAATTATCCAACAAGCTCTAGGGCACTCTAAATTTTCTACTACAGCAGATATTTATGGCGAACTAACAAACGAAGATGCTTTTTGTATAGCAGAAGTATTTGATAAATCTGCATCTGAATTGTCGTAA